TTACTGGAACTACGATAAGTCTGAGTTCGCTGCACCTGGAACTCTGGGTGGGTTTGATGATGACAAACTTGAAGCAATCTGGAATCAAGCATACTCTCTCGCAGAGTTTGAAGATGACAAGAACTTCAAGTCCTATGAGCAACTGCAAGCACGCCTGAACCTGGTGCTTGGTAAGACTGGTTCCTCCCCTGTCGTTAACGAAGAGGAAGAAGAAGTGTTTGCAAAACCCATGCCTTCTGAGTCCTGGGGCAAAGAAGTTTCGGACTTCCGAGAGAAAGCAGTTGCTGCCTCTCCTGTAGAAGATGAAGAGGATACCATGTCCTACTTTGCCCGTCTCGCTGAGGAAGACTGATGAACACTCCCAACTGGCAACACCATTCTAAAAAAGAACAGAAGCGTACCTTGAAACCTCAAGCCATGCGTCAAGCAAAGAAGCGTCGTGCTGCTCTTAAAGCAAAGTTACTCGCCGCTTCGGTGGCGCTGGTTGGGATTGCTCCTGCTAATGCAGAGAGCATTGGTGACCGAAGCAATCGCCAAGCATATCAATCTCAGGGAGGTTATGCTCGTGAGGAAAAGTGTTATCGGAATGAATATCGTGAAGAGTATGTTCCTGGCACGTCACAATCTCCTGGATATGTAAAGACTTTCCGAGAACGAGTTGCAGTTCCATGTGAACGTCATCGTGCTCCGCAAAAGCAGCATCAAACCGACAACAATTCCTGCATTGAAGGTTCTATTCTTGGGGGAATTGCTGGTGGTGGAGCGGGTGCTGCACTGTCCAGAGGTGATGGACGTTACTGGGCAATCCCTCTTGGTATCGTAGGTGGTGCTCTAGTTGGATGCCAAATTGATGGGGTAATTAGACCCCCCCCAAACCAAAATCGACCCTTGATTCCCAGGATCGGCGGAAAAATTTCCCGCCAAATTTTGGGTCTCTAGGGTTTTTTAGTATCCAGACCCGCTAGAACTACCTGAAGAACTGCTGCTGGAACTTGATGAATTAGAGGAAGTCGTAATATTTGTATTTCCACTTGTTACAGTTGTAGTTTGTACAACACCTGCGGTTGCAACTGCACTTCCAGTTAAACTACCATAATCAAATGATGTAACCACTCCAATATCACTGGAGCGAGCTGCACTAGCGTAAACAGAACCTCTTCTATTAAGGAACAGTTGTGCAATACTCAGAGTTGTCTTCTTATTTTCATCATTATCCAACTCTAAGTTAGATTGGTATGCAACTAGATCGTCAAACTCTTCAACTATGAGGTCTATAATCTGAGGATTTGGTATTAATATATTTCTTTTCAGTTCATTTAAATAAGTTTCATACTCATAATTAGTAACTGGGTAAATTGATTGGTCTTTAGTTAATCTAGTTCCATCAGGAAGAACTGCTCTAAAGGTTTCGTTTACTTCAATACCTTGCTTAATGAATACGATATCATTATAAAGAGTTTCGTTTGTTTCCCAATGGTGAATGTCATCTAACGCTGAGTATTTTGCCTCTATGTAAGACTGCATTGTAGAATCGGTCTTTGGCCACTCTTCATATACATCAATGATGTTGTTAACCATCAAAATAATCCAATCATTCTCACTTTCACCTGTAAGTTCATATGCCAAAGAAGATGGAGTATCTCCATCCCTAATCTCATAACTTTCAAAGAAAGTTGTATATTTACTCAAATCTTCTCTTGCATTGACTCTTCTAAAAAGATTTTTTGCAAGACGATACTTAAAATTTTCAAGAGAACTAATTCCCTCGGCAACATATAAATTTGGTAATCTACTGAAGTATGACATTAGTAACCTGCTAGAACATCGGCTTGACTGACAATAGAAGTTTCAATAAATGTTAATTGTAAAGTTAATGAGGGAACATGAACTGCCGTAAATGGGTTGTTTTCTTTTGAACCACCACGAACATTTGCAGCAGTTGTTAAAAGTTGTTTAAATGCTGTATATGACCCATCAGGAGTATAGTTTACTTGGATTCCTGCACATACAGAATCTTTAATCTTGTGGTGAAGTTCAACTCCTCCACTAGAAGTGGATGTAGGTTCATAGTTAAACCTTTTATATGAGAGCTTAAATTTATCAGGAACATTAAAGAACCTATTTGCATTTGCACCACCAAAAGAAACACTATTTTGTAGTACTCCTTGAGTGGTATTCGGGTTAGCAGCAGTGGGCTTCTCTCCACCGCTGATGCTAGGAACTGCACCCTCTTTAATGTATTGAATAATAGCGTATACTTCTTGTGCTTCTGTTGGACTGCGAACAAAAAACTTAAAATTAAAATTATGCGTTCTAAACGACATATTCTTGAAAATTTGTTCGGTAAAGGGATTGAAGACCTTACCTCTTGTTAATGCCGCTAGTGTACTGGCATTGATATTACCTTCTAAACCAAGTGCTTGCCCAAGACTATTTGCAGTACTTGAAATCGCACTAGCAGCAAACTCTGGAAGGGCAGCACCTGCTGCCGATTGAAGTACCGATGCCATAGCACTAACGCCCTGAGATGTGCTCAGAAGACCTGCGGCGGCGACACCAGCAACTCCTAAATCGACTTGATTGTAAGTTGGAGTATAACTAGTTGAAATGTTGTTTGGAACTGATAAATAAACTCTCGTCTTGTTAGTATTCTTTTTGACATTGTTGCCAGGAAGATTTTGACCGTAATATGCAGCAGTTTTATCGTTATATGCAATTTGATAACGCTGCATACACAGATAGTCAATACCCTCTGTCGGAGATTCAACATCATCCGCTCCAGCAAGACTTGGTACTGGAAATTTTATGGGATACCTTAGAATTTTTTGTCCCGTTGTGGAAGCTGCCAAAACAACACCTAAATACTATGTGACCTCTATGTATTTATGAGATATCAAGGCAAGTACAAACCTTCCTTTCCGAGGAAGTATAAAGGCGACCCGAACAATGTCATTTATAGGTCATCTTGGGAATATAAATTTATGAAATGGTGTGATATTACTCCTACTGTTGAAGAATGGGGTAGTGAAGAAATTGTAATTCCATATATTTCTCCTGTTGATGGTAAACGGCATAGATATTTTCCAGATTTTTATGTAAAAATTGGGAATAGAAAATATCTGGTTGAAGTTAAACCATTCAAGCAAACACAAGAACCAAAAACACAGAAAAGAAATACAAAAAGATATATTAATGAAGTCGTTACATGGAGCGTCAATCAAGCAAAGTGGAAAGCAGCAACTGAATTCTGCAAAGACCACAATTGGGAATTTATGTTAATCACAGAAAAGGAACTTAAAGTCTAATGGCAATTCCAAATTCAGAAGGAGCACAATATAATTCTTTGCAGAATTTTATAGCATTCTCAAAGCAGAAGAATAATGCGCCTTCATTTACAAACCTTTTCTCGGTACATTTTAGTGCTCCTCCCATGATGGGTTCCCTTGCAGGGACAAAATATAACCCGCAGACAGGAGATTTAAGAAATTTATTGAATTATTATGCTGATAGTGTAAATCTTCCTAGTAAACAGGTAACTACTGGAAATTATAACCAGCTTGGTTCTGCTATCAGGTACGTAACTGGTTCCACCTTCAGTCAAATTAGCATAACTTTTAGAGTTTCTCGTTCTGCAGAAACTAGAGCATTTTTTGAAAGGTGGGTTTCTCTGATGGCAAATGATGCTAGTCAGTATACGGATTACTACGAAAACTACGTTTGTCCAACACTTAGAATTTATAAATGGGAACGTGGTGGGGGACAAGTGGCAGTTTCCGAAAGAGACATGCTGAGGGCAATCAGAGAATCGGAAATTACTAGATACAGTGCATTGACTCCAAAATTAGACCAGTTAACTGGAGTCTATGAAATGCGGAATGTTTTCCCATATAATATTGGTTCTGTTCAACTGGATAACTCACAAAATAAATTGATGACGTTATCAGTTCAATTTTACTATGAAAGGTACAGATTCTATCAATCTTCAGAATTCTCTTCAGCAAGACTTTCTCCAATTTCTACATTATCCGCACCAACAGATAATGTGACAAATTCCGAAACAGACCCAGTTCAGTCTCAAAACGTTAGAACAACTGCAACTACTCCTACTACTAGAAATCCAAGAGCACTTCTTGACCAGAGACAAAGAATTGGACCTGGAAACTGACCCTATAAATACAATTACTGATTTGAATATCTATGGCATTACCTAAGTTAAATGTACCCAAGTACAAAACAAATCTACCTTCTACTGGAAAGGTAGTCAACTACAGACCATTCTTGGTAAAAGAAGAAAAACTTCTTCTTATCGCAACTGAAACTGGAAATCAATCTGATTTGGTTAGTGCAATTAAAGAAATTCTTTCAAATTGTACAGACATTAAAGATGTTAACTCGTTATCAACGTTTGACCTTGAATTTTTGTTTTTGAAACTTCGTACTAAGTCTGTTGGTGAGAATGTTGAGGTGACTGTTACTTGTCCAGATGATAATGAAACTGAGGTTGCCGTTAGCATTCCTTTGGATGAAATTAATGTAGTTAAAGATAAGAAACACAAAACTGAGTTAAAACTTAGTGATGAAATTATTATTACGATGGGATACCCTTCTATTGAAACCTTCGTTACTATGAATTTTGACACTGAGCAATCTCAAGTTGACCAGTTATTTGAAATGGCAGCATCGTGCATTGAAACAATTGCTGATGCCAATCAAGTATATGAATGTAAGGATTCTACAAAACAAGAACTATTGGAATTTTTTGACCAACTGAGTACAAAACAATTTGTTATGATTCAAGAGTTTTTTGAGACTATGCCCAAGTTGTCTCATAAAGTTAAAGTTACTAACCCCAATACTGGTGTTGAAAGTGAGGTTGTTCTTGAGGGTCTTGCGAGTTTTTTCGCATAGCACTCCTTCACACCAATCTTCGTTCGTATTATGAAGGTAACTTTGCTCTCATGCATCATCACAAGTGGAATCCTGAATATGTTGATAACTTGATGCCTTGGGAAAAAGAAATCTATGTGAATTTATTAATTAAATTCCTTAGAGAAGAAGAAAAACGAATGAAGGAGCAACAAGCAGCAAGTGGCTAAAATTACTGCATATAAATTTGTAAACCCTGGACTGAGTGCAAAGTCAAGTCCTGCGGTAAAAGCAGCTAATCAGACTACACTTGCTGTAAACAGACTTGGGGTTACAGTAGAGAGTATTGCAAAAACTATCACTGACCTTGGCACAGTATCTGCATTTAAGAGCAAGTTAGAATTAAAACAAGAAATTTTTGATAGAAGACAGAAAAGATTAGAAAAAGACGCTGAGGCAGAAAATCAGAAAGAGAAAGTAGATAAAAGTCAGGTAAAAAAAGACGAAAAAAGTATTTTAACATACGGCAAGCAAGTAGGAAAAGGATTCTTCGGCATATTAGAAGACCTGTTATCACCTCTCGCTAGTATTTTAAGCAGTTTTGGTGCGTTTGCAATAACCTCTAATGTTTTAGAGTACTTTGCCGATGAAGAAAATCGAGAGAAGATTGTAACTTTTTTAGAAAAGACTGAATTTGTTTTCAAAAAGTTATCAGAACTCGCTGGAGGTATAACTCAGACATTCCAAAAAGGCATTGATTTTGTTTTTGGAAAAGAGACTACATTAGAACAGCGTCTAAATGCTCTTGGCAAAATTGCCATGGCAATTGGCGGCATTGCAGGAATGATTGCTGCTGCAGGGGGAATTCGTGACCTTCTAGATGCTGGTGAGGTGCTCAATAACAGACATAGATGGTGGTAGAAGAACACCTAAAGGTAGTACACCTGACGGTAAACCTGTCAAACCTCCTAAACCTACACCAACTAATCCTTCTGGTGCTGACCCAGATTTTGAAGGTCCGAGAGGTAGACTACCTGTAAGTGACATTGCCAATACTTATGGTGAGGCAGCAGCAAAACAATATAAAAAGATTCTTGCAGAATATGGTGATGACGCTGCAAGAGCATATTCCAATGCATTACTCAACTCTGGTGGTGACGCATCAAAAGCACTTAAGGCATGGAAAAGACTTAAGTTAACGCCTCTACCTAAACCAAAACCAAATGCTTTACAAAGGTTGGGAGGATTTGTCCAAGGTGTTACTGAAGGTGCTAAAGGTCTTGCAAAAACAGGATTATCTATTGCTGGAAGGGGATTAAATAAACTCGGTAAAGGTGCTCTAGAGCAATTTAATAGACTAAGCAATGCTGGAAAAACTGCTTGGAATAATACCGTAGCAGCAACTCAAGCATTACAGGATAAAGCAACAAAGTGGGCAACCATACAAGCAGATAACTTTAAACAAGGTGCTGCAGCATTAGGTGAACGTGCTAAAAATGCTCTGTTCCAAAA